GTGGCGGACAGAGAGGGATTTGAATACTATACATTTTATTTCATATCTATTTTTATTAATTCTTTTACATTATTTACTATTTTTCCTTTTGTTTTACACATTTTTATTTGGTAGTTTTTGTTTAGTTCTGCTTTAAAGCATTTATTTCCTATGTATTCTTTTAAAATTATTTCATCTCCGCCGTATATGGTTATTTCTTTTTTGTTATAGATGCTTATTTTCCCTTTTTTGTTGTTATATTTCCAAAACATTTGTCTTGGTTTATTATCAAGTAAAATTTCTTGATTTTTCTCAAAACTTATATCCCAGTTACTGCCTGCTGTGAGTATAAAATCTATAAAGTATCTCTCTGTTTTTATTTTCCAGTCGCCTACTAAATTTAAATCTTTTATGTATTTGTTGTAGTTCTTGTTTTTCTCTACGTGTATTTCTATTGGATCAGCAATTAAAAAAATGCAAAGCAATAATAAAGTTTTTAGTATTCTCACTCTATTAACCTATTTCTTTTTTTAGTATTCTTGCTCTTATGTCTGATAAATAAAATTGTTGTTCCATTTCACTTAATTTATCAAATAGCTCTATTAGCTCTTTATGCGTTGGATTTATTTCACTTTCTTTTTGAAAATAAAATTCTAGTATTTTGTATAGGTTTGGGTTATTTTTTTCCCAGTTATAGATAGTTTTTATATCTTTTCCGATGAATTCGGCTACTTCTCTTTTGTTCATTTCTTGAAATTATTCCAATATTTAAGATTTGTTTTATAATTATTATGCAATAATTCCTTTTAAGAAATTGCAATAATTCTAATTAAGCAAGAGGATTTTAGCAATATCTTATGAATTTATAACTTAACTTACCGCCCGCAACAGAGTAGAGATGTTTAGGGGCTTGTTTGTTACAACCTTAATACGTTGTAAAACTGTTGGGGGTGGTGTAGCTCTGCCCCTAAAATACTTAGCTACAAAAAATATTTTTTAAGGAGCTACACATGTACACTTATCTTTTAGGCCTTTGTGACGAAGTTCGTCCGATTTCTCGTATCGACAAGAAAACTGGTGAAGTTGCATCGTCTATCGACGTAACTATCACTTTTGAAAGTCGCGATCAACACGGCTATCTTGTCAAATCAACTGAAACTATCAATTATGACTTTTCATTAAAGCCAAAATTTGATTCTGTAAAAGGCAAATATATCGCTGTTCCATATCGTTTTATTAATACTCGCAATGGTGCATATATGTTCCCTGATGAAACTTTAAGTTTCCAAGTTTTCAATGAAAATCCTTTTTTGAAAGAAACTAAATCATCTAAATAGTTAAGAGCGGGGGCTATGCCTTAATGTGAGTAGCAAACCACTCTCCCGCCTTTCTCAATTTCTACAAAGTTTATTCTTTAAATTTTGTAGAGATTGATCTCTAAAATTTTAAAAAGGAGTTAGATATGGAAAAAGTTAAAAATTTTCTAGAATCTACTAAGGGTAAAGTTGCTGTTGCTAGCTCTATGTTACTAACTGCTCCAGCTCTTTTTGCGGCAGACGCTCCAACTGTTCCAGCTACGCCATTAAAAGCTGATTATGCTTTGTTTGACTATGTTTTTGCTGGTGTTATCGCTGTCGCTTTTATCTTTATGATTGCTCGCAGAGTTAAGGGCTTCATAAAATAATTTTAGGGGGGCTTTTGCTCCCTTATAAGGTTTAAATAATGAAAGAAAATGCTGTATATATCCCTAATTTAAATATCTGCGTTAAAGATTTCTACATAAAAGATAAAAAAGTATTTTTAGTAAATTTTGATGATAGCGTTTCTACTTCTGATTATTCATTTTCTAATTTTCAAACAAACTATGTATTTAACACTGAAACTAATATTTGCTACATTCAAAAAAATGATTTACTTCCAAATTTAGGTATATATGAATATCAATTTAATTTTCTCATGGGTCTTTCTGCGATACTTATAGCATTTTCTTTTCTTATTGGTTTGATAATAGTCGGAGCTACACGATGATTGAAGTATTTAACAATGATGTATTTAATTATTTTTTAAATGTTTTCTCTCTCTTTTTTGTGCCTATTTTTATTTACGTTATAGCTCTCTCTTTTGTCAAGTAGGTTTTAATTTTTTCGACTTGCTGGATATTAAATTTTTAACTTCTTTTTTTCCGTAGGACAAAAAAGAAGCGACAACCTCAGGGCGTCAGGTATTAATAGGAGCTAAATATCATGGTTAAATTTCTTGTAAAGCTTTTTTGTCTGCTTAGCTTAGTAAGCTCTTTTTCTTTTTCTGATTCTGATGTTGTATTCTTTTTTTCAATTAAAGATGCAGATAATTATCTAAAAAAAAGTAATGTTAAATTTTTAGCTAATAATAAGTATGTTATGTTTGATCGTCCTGATGATCCTGGTCATGTATATGTTGATCGAGTATATAGCTATGACACTTATTTTTATGCTGGTTCTTTGCGTGGTTATTTTTGGAATAATCAGACTGGTGATATTTATTTTATTGATGATGATGTAAAAAGTAATTATTTTCTTGATAAGGGTCATTGGGGTACTTTTACTTATGCGTATGAATACTCTGGCACTTATAATCATAATGCTGAATTTCTTACTTATGTTTCAATTCATGAATTTCATAAACGTAATATCGCTGTTTGTAATGCTGGTGAAGAGTTTAATATAAAAACTTTGCAATGTGTTTCTGGTTGTCCTGCTGATCATTTTTTTGATCAAGAAACTGGAAAATGTGAGCCAGATATTAAGCGCCCTGATTGGTGTCCTAAACCTATGATCTACAATGAAAGAAAGGTAGAGCTTCTTTTAAGAGATAAAATAGTTGAAGAGTGCTTGCCTGATCCTAAAATAGATAAACCTACTTGTGAAAAAAAGGGTTGGCAATTTCACGATGGTTGTTATGATAATCTTAGTGGTGCTGAAATGGCTACTTGTATGCAATTTCCTGAAGGTTGTTATGCTCCTGAAACTGTTAAGCGATTTAAGGCTGAAATACAGCTTGAAAATGATCTTTTCATTATGGGCGGTTTTATGATCCCATTGCCTATTAATGCTATTAAAAATGGTCTTAGCTCTTTGGGTTCTTTTTTAAAAGGTCTTTTTTCTAGTGGTGCTAAGCCTGCTAATTTAAATTTACTTGAATATCGCCCCCAAATAGTTGATGTTAAGGCTACTGTTTCAGGTCCTGAGCCAGTCTTTAACCTTAATCCAGTTGATGATAATGCAATTGTTTTTAATAGCGTTTTTAAAGAAACTGGCAAGCTCGATGCCACTGCTTCAGCTTCATCAAATATAGTTAAATCGCCCCAAGCAACTGCCGACGTTTCGCCAAATTTAAGAAAATTTGATTTGCCTAAAGATGCTTCCATTTCAAAACTTGAGAATAATACAATAGTTACTGCCAAGCTAAAGGATATGTCTAAGCCTATCCCTACAAAAGAGATAACTGTTCCTAATGAAGTTAAAAATATAAATCTCGATTATGATTTAAATACTATGTTTAAGGCTTCTGATAAACCTACTCCAAATTTGCCCATGACAATTAAGCAAACTAGCAATGCTGGCAATAAAGCAACTTATAAAGGTAATATTGTTACTCCTGATAATAGCGTTATCGATGTTGATGTTGTTGAAACTACTAATCCAAGTGGCTCTAAAGTTCAAGATGTAACTTATTCTTATATTTATAAGACCCCAAGTGGTAGTAGTAAATTTTCTACTGGTTATGTTAATACTATTACTTCTGATAATAAGGTTACTAATTCTATTCCAAAAGATAGCACATCAACAAATTCATCTGGTAGCTCATCTAGTTCAAGTAGTGGCGGTTCATCATCAACGACTACTCCTAGTCAGCCTACCCAGTCTATCGATTTAAGCTCTTTGGAGCAAGCTATAAATAGAAATGGTGCTAAGCTTGATACTATAAACGATACTTTGACTTCTATTAAAAATCAACAGCAAGAGCAATGGAATTATGAGCCTAATGTTAATACTGCTACCTCTTTTGCTTCTTTACAAAGCGAGCTTACTAAATTTGATGTGTCTGTTAATGATGCTTTTAATTTTCTTAACAATTTTAAGGGCGACATTGATAATTTAATGAATAACTTTAACGAGTCGCTTGATATTATTAATAAAGGTATTGATAGCCCTGATATTCCTAAAGGCACTTGTCCTTTTAGTATTAGCGGTCCAACTCCTGGTAGTAACACTAAGAATTTATTTGAGATTGATCCTTGTCGTTTTGTTGCTCCTTATAAGTCTATTCTTACTCTATTTTTCACGATTTGGTTTAGCTTCGAGATCATTATGTTTTCTTTGAAATATCTCTTTAGGGTAGGTGGTGAATCATGAAATGGTTAATCGGTGCGGTTGGTGGCTTTATTGTAAATTTTATTGAATTCTTGGTAAAAAAAATTGGCATAAGAAATACAATTTTAGCTTTTATTGTCCCTATTTATGCTTCTTTTGTGGCTTTTCTTATAGCTTTTGCTGGATATGCCATTTTATTTATTATGAAAATTTGGAATTTACTTAGGGAGTATATCCCTAAAATGTTTGATTATGGCTCTAGCATTAGTGGTTCTTTTGGCGGTTTGTCCAACCAGACTGTTTTAAACTCTGCTATGGAGTTTTTGCATCAAAGTGGCTTAGCTTCTGCTTTTTCTACTGCTATGACTTTGTTTATATCTATTCTTAGCCTTTTCTTTGCTCTCCAGCTTTATAGGGTTATCTTATATGTTAGGGCTAATATGACAAAGATCATAACTGATCTATTAACTTTAATGAGTAGATAAAATGCTTAGTTTAATTATTGGTCCGCCACGATCTGGGAAAACCTATAAAGCAGTTCATCTAATAAATGATGAATATGAATTGCACTTAAAAGGCGAATCAAAGTATAGATTTATTTATACTAATATTAACGGCTTAAAATTTGATCATTTTGATGGCTTTGTAAAGCAATATGACAAAAATGATTTTCTTACTGCGGTTAGTCAAGAATATACCCTTAGTTCTCAATATGAAAATGGCTTTTTAGATAATGTAGATAATTATGATGAATATGCCTTAAAAAGTGGCATATATGAAAATTATCATCATTGTTTAATAGTCCTTGATGAAGCTTATAACACCTTTACTAAAACGTTTAATGATAGCTTGGGTAGATTTTTGAGCTATCACGGACATTTTGGGATTGATATTATCTTTCTTTTCCAGTCTAAGCGTCAGACAAATAGAGAGTATTTAGTTCATACTGAATTAATGTATATGGCTCAGCCTAGCGGTAAAAGGCTTTTTAGCAAGCTTTTTAAGTATAAAGTTTATAGCACTTCATCGCAGGTAAATGATAACCTTATTAATTCCGAGAATTTAAAGTTTAATCAAAAAATATCAAATTTATATAGCAGTGGTTCTAACGAAATTTATAAAAGCTATGCAACTAAAAAGATTTTATTTTTATTAGCTTTCATAGTTTTTTCTTATTTGATTTATAAATTTCTCGAGCCTAAGCACGAGCCAGCTCAATCAACTAAACAAGAAACTAGGTTTGTTGATTTAAATACTTCTGATTCTAAAGAGCCTAAAACAATTTCAAATAGTGTAGATAATTCAGATATAAACACCACTATTTTTAATAACAATAGAATCTATCTAAGGATAACTTGCTTTCCAAGCGGTTGTAAATTTAGAAATTACGCAATTGATTTATCTTTAGATAGCTTCTTAGAACTTCTTTCTTTCTCAAACTGCCATATATTCTTACAAGATAAGAAGTCAGGCAACTACATTGATTACTTTGTTTCTTGCCATGCAGATTTTGAAAGTGTTTTAAAAAGCTTAGAAAATTCATCACAAGGGTTTGCAAATGAAAAATCTCCAAAAACTGATTCTAGTCCTATGTTTCCTACTCACAAGTAGTTTATCTGCCTTAGAATATCGAAATATTACTTTTAACGATTTCTTGGGCGAGATTAGTTCGATAACTGGTAAAAATATTGTTATTAGTGGTAATGTTGATACTAACTTTGATGTATTTTTACCTACGCTTGATCTAAGCAATACTGATACTTTTTCTAAGTTGCTTAAAGATATTTTAAATGTTAATGGGCTTGACTGTCTTATTCAAGATAGCGTTTTATTAATATACAATCCAAAAGTTGAAGATAAGCCAGTTTTGAAAGACTACATAATAAAATTTAAGCATATATCCAAAGAAGATGTTTTATCTGCCTTATCTTTGTTTAGTGAAAATATAAAATACACTGTTTATAGTGATAGGATATTGCTTATTACTACTGAAAGCCAGTATAAGATTATTGATAATCTCATTAATGGGCTTGATACTAGCTATCAATTACGACAGCTTAGCTTTACTATTATTAGCACAGATAACACAAAGCTTAAAGAGATTGGACCACGTATAGAATCTATCTTAAGCCCTTTAGATCATTTCTACTTTAAAATTATTACTAATGTTCTTACTGTTGATAGCACTAAAGTAGATAAAAATAGCGTTACTAGCCTTATAAATTTACTTAAAGAAAAGGGCGTTTCTGATCTGATCTATAATCCTAGAGTTACTGTTATTGATAATAAAGATAGCGTAATTGAGAGCGTTATAAAAACACCTATTCAAAAATCATCAATCGATATTCAAAATAGTCAAAGCATCACTACCAACCAAGTTGAATATCAAGATGTTGGTTTAAAGCTTTATATTTCAAGTGTCTTGATTACTAATGATAGTGTTAGTTTTACTTTGGATCTATATATTGAAAATTTGCTTGATGATACATTGACCCCTAGAATTTCAAGTAGGCATCTAAAGACAAATGTTTATCTTACTGATACAAATTCTTTCCTTATAGGCGGTATTAATAGCAAAGAAACGATCAAATCAACAAAGACCATTCCATTTATTGAAAATATTCCTATTCTTGGCGATATAACGACGTATAAAAGCGAAAAGACTAGCGATTATAGTTTTAGTATATTTATCACTATGTTACCATCTGATAAAGATATTTTTTCAGAGTTTTATTATGATCCAGCAGAAAAACACCTTGCTCTTGAGCGCTATTTGACGAGCGCAGCGCGCAACGCAAAAGGGGCCCCACGTAGTGGGGAATGAGCGTGCGCTCTTGGCTAAATAAAATATAACTGTGTTCAAAGGTGTAAAAATGTATGGAATTACCGAAACTGATAAAATCTTTTTAAAAAATAAGTTAGAAAATCAAAAGAAATTTCTTGATAGTAATTTCTTTATGATAAATGGCGAGCATGTTCCTTACTCTAACTTTTATTTTTCTAGCTGGCATAATTCAAACAGATATATTGCTGAACTTAATAACCGAGTAGCTAGCCTTAATGATTATGCTTTAAGTCAAGGGCTTTGCCCTATTTTCGCAGTTTTTACCTTGCCTAGTGAGTATCATAGACAAAAGCTTATAACTCTTAAGAGCGGTAAGAAAAAGCTTGTTTATAATAAAAAGTTTATCAATGATGAAGATCATAGCGTTAGCGCAGGTGCTAGTAAGCTTCAAGCTTTGGTTAGGAAAATTATTGGTTCTAGATGTTTTAGGGGTATTGCTTCAGATAAAAGATGCTATATAACTACCAAAGAACCGCATTTAGATGGGACTTGCCATTTAAATTTTCTTGTTTTTGTTCCAAAAGAAAAATTTAATGATTGTGTTCGAGTTATTAAAGATAATTTTCTTGACACTCATAGTAGGGTTGAAACCGATATTAAAAACGCTACTTCGTATGTTATGAAGTATATCTTTAAAACTCTTGATGACTTGCGTAAAAATCCTGATTTGGATAATTTGACAGATATTAGCTACTGGTATTTAAAGCATAAAATTAGGCGTTTTACTATGTCACAAACGTTTATAAGTCTTGAAATTTATAGAAAGCTAAACGGCAGTATTGATTTAATATCTCTTACTAAAAATTATAATAAAGGCTTGGTTACTGTTGTCGTTGATCCTGACACTAGGAAGCCTTTAAAAATATTTGATGAATTTGGCGAGCTTTGGCAAAAAATTAGGATTATTAAAGATAGCAATACTATTAAACGATATGAAGATGCTAGCGATGAGATAAAGAGCTTTGGCAACTCCTTAAAACAAAGACAAATTTTAAAGCTTTGCGATGAGTTTTTTAAAAGCTATGAGAAACCTAAACCAGTAAGCAGAATGAAAGATTACGAGCTATTAAATTACTATCAAAGCTTGGGTGGTGATGTAAATATTCAGCATTTAGCCTATGTTGAAAATTTAATGCTCGATAGGAATTTAGATAACTTTACACACTATCACGAAAGGCACGATCTTAATGCCCCTGACATTGATAGCTTTGTAGATAGATGTTTAATTTTTAATGAGTTTTAAGGAGTATATTATGAAAAATTTATTAGTTGAGTGTTCTTGTTATCCCTATTGTTTTTTTCCACAATTAGGTTTATGTATTGTTGTAGAAGAATTTGATTTATATGATTATGAAGATTTTGATGATACCTCTTTTAAAACTTATTATTCTTTTTCTGAATATGGGTTATGTGATTTTTCTAGTTTTGATGATCTTCTTGATGCTTTTGCTAAAAAATTTGATTATGATTGCTTTAAGCTAATTTAATGGTTTGCAATGAGTTTTAACTATGCAAAATGTTAAATTTAAATACTATGCCGATTTATATCTCAAGCTCGGTAAGTCTGAATGGAAATTATCGACGTATTGCAAGAATAAGGGCATTGTAAAAAATAGGTTGAATTTATTTTTTGATATGGATATTTATGAAATAAAGCCTAGCGTTATTCGTTTATGGCTTAATTCTATTCAAGACGTTTCTAATAAAAGTAAAAAGCATTATTTAAATTCTCTATCAATGATCTTAAAGCTTGCCCTTGAAGATGAAATTATTGATAAAAATCCCATTATTCATATTAAAAGCATAGTTCATAAAACACCAAGAATAGAGCCTTTTACTAGCCAGCAGGTAAATGATATTTTAAGATTATCTACTAGATATAACGATAAATTTCAAATTTTTTTATATATTGGCTTTTTTACAGGCATGCGGACTGGCGAGATATTATCTTTAAAGATGAAAGATGTTGATTTAGAAAATAGGATTATAAATATTAATTCTACTCGTTCCAGGTTTGGCGAGAATACACCAAAGACCATTTATTCGATTAGATCAATACCTATTTTAGATAATTTATATACAAGATTAAAAACTTATATTGAAAAATATCCAGGTAATATCTATCTTTTGCAAACACAATATAATGAACCTTATCGAGATACTGGCGTTTTTACTTCTGATTTTTGGAAGCCTATTTTATATGAGTTAAATTTACCATATAGGCGACTTTATAACATGCGACATACTTATGCTACTTCTATGCTTTATCAAAATTTTGTTACTCCAGTAGAATTATCAAAATTATTAGGTCACTCCACGCCTAAAATGATTTACGATGTCTATGTAAATTATCTTAATTCAAACTTAAAAGATTTTAAACGAGATATTTCAATTTATTAATTTGGGTCGGCATAGGGATTTTTTTATTTTATAAATTTGTTGTTAAATGCCGTATTTTTGGGGTTTGTGGCGGACAGAGAGGGATTTGAA